GCTGATATAGAAAACAATCATGCAACAATGGATAATGAAGCAATAAAGTTAATAGGTGATCTTCAAAGCTTTGCAGCAGAAAGTAAAGATTTAGCAGAAGATATATCAGTTTCTACAACTAACATCATGCGTATAGTTAATAATAATTTAGGTACAAGTGATAGTCAAATTATGGGAGGATTTGGCGAAGATAACGCACCTGACATGGTAAAAGCAACTAAAGTTCAATTTGATGTTCAAAAAAATATAAGAGAATATTATAAAAATTACATTAAAGAAAATCAAAAACGACCTACAAGCTTAGAAGTACAAGCAATAGAACAACAATATGCTGTACAAGCTTTATCTGCTTATGATGTAGAAGAATTTAAAAAATTAAGAAGTCAATTATATCAAGGTGTATTTAATCCATTTTTAAAAGCAGCAGAGGTTTCTTCAAAAACATATAAAGAAAAAATAGAAGGAGTAAATTTAGAAAATACAGTACCAGAAGGATCGTTTGGTATAGGTACAGTTGAAAATGAAAGGACAAAGCAATCTAATCAACAACAAAACACAAATAATAATTTGTTTGAAGGAGGAGCGGATTTAGGTTCTTTACCTCAATTTGACAGTAGAAGAGGTGCAGGTTATGGAGGTGGTATTCCAGTAGACTTTAATTTACAAGAACTTTTAAATCAAGAAAATTTCCCTGATTTTGGTGGTTTAGCAGAATTAGTAAGAGGTGGAGAATCTTTAGGTAGTGGTCTTTACAATGCCTTTAATGGTGGTACAACTGATACAGCAGGTGAGATGGATATAACTGGTAAAACTATAGGTGAGATGGAAGAAATGCAAGCTGATGGTAAAGTCTTTGCAGTAGGAGCTTATCAGTTTACACCTAATGTTTTAACAGAAGCTAGAGTTTATTCTGGTCTTAACAAAGATGATATTATGACACCAGAAAATCAAGATAGATTATTCTGGGGTATGTTACTAAGTGGTAGAAAACGACCTTCTTTAGCTGCTTATCTTACAGGTCAAAGTGATAATTTAAAAGCAGCACATGAAGATTTAGCATTAGAATTTGCTGCAATACAAGGACCAGATGGTAAAGGTATGTATGATAATGACAAGGCTGGAAACTTTGCCAGAATAGATGCAAACTTAGTTAGAGAAACTCTGATTAATGCTCGCAACCTTTTAATGAATAGAGAATGACAGACTCAAACTTAATCCCACAAGATGAAAATACAGTACCAGAAGGTGCTTTTGGTATCGGGTCTAAAGAAACTGATGACTTTACAGAAAATGAAAGATTAAAAAATTTTGGTATTAAAGATATACCTAAAGCAATTTTTGACCAGCTTAAAAGTAACTCAGGTGCAATCGTTGTACCAAATCAAATCACAGAAAAAACTTTAGAAGATGCTGCAAAGTTTCAAGATGAGTTTTTAAAACCAAGATCAGAAGAAGAAGCTACTGCTTTAAGAGCTACAGCAGCAGGTATTGTTGATATACCAAATGAAATAAAACATTTAAGTGATTACTTACAAGGTAATCCTTACGACCCAAATGAATTGATTGATCTCAAAGCTTTAGGTCTTGAAAAAGAAGGAGATATGGATAATGCAGCTTATCAAGTTTTTAAGTTTGGTGGTGGGTTTTTAATACCTTATGCTGGTTTTAATAAAGCTTTGAAAGGTATAACAGGTATAAAGGCATTACAAGGTATAAAAAATTATGACAAGATTGCTACTGGTGCTAGATGGTTTACAGCTAGTTCAGCAGCAGATTTTGTTGCTATAGATAAATTTGACGAGAACTTATTTAACTTTCTTGCTGATGTGGAAAGTCCTGTAGTAAACAATAGATTTGTAAGACCTATTGTTGAGTATTTATCTGCTCCCGAAAGAGGAGAAGGTGCAGATTATGGAGAAGCAGCATTTAAATCTTTCTTAGCTAATAGTTTGTTTTTTGAAGCTGTACCTGTTGCAGGTGGAGAACTTATAAAAAGAGTACCTAAATTAAAGAAAACATTAGATCCTTACGCTGTAAGACTAATTGATAATATTACAGGTGGTCCAAATATACTGAACCAAAAGCAAATGCTTGATAGAACTGTTCAGTTATTTAAAGATATAAAGAATGATCCGACTAGACTTGAATTTGCTAAAACACAAATTAGGAGATTAAACAAAGCAACTCTTGTAGGTAGTGAAGAATTTTCACCTGAGTTTGTAAAAACATTAGATGATGCACCTGATCTTAATAAAATAGCAACACCAAAAACAAAAGTAAAAAGTAAGACTAAAACAAAAGCTACTGATTTGCCTTTGCAAAAGTCTAAAGCTAATCCAAATGTTTGGGGAGATGTAGAAGCTATCACAGAAGATGTATGGGAAACAACAGGTAAAGCTTTAAATAGAGTTGTTATACCTGATGATTTTTCGATAGAAGCTGCAAGTGCTATGGGCTATGATGAACTACTGCCTAAAGTAATTCAAATAGCAAAAAAAATTAGTCCTAATGACCCAGAAAAACACATGAGGGTTATTTATTTAGGTGCAATAAAAGAACAAAAAAGATTAGCTAAAAATGTTACTCAATACATGAATGATATAGAACAATCTTTCATGCTTGGAGAAAACATATCAGATGATTTATTACAAAACTGGTCAGAAGATATAGTAAGAATGATAAATCTAGCAGGTCCAACTAAAAAGATAAGTAATGAAACAGCAGGTACAGTAAGAATAAATCAACTTATAGATGCAGAACCTAAAGATGTTAGTCGCATACCTGTTGACGAACAAGTAAAAAAAGGTATTGGTGGTGGAGAAAAAACAGTTGATAGAGCTAAAAGAGAAAAATTTCAAACAACAACAAGAGAGTTAGTTGACAAAACAAGAAAACAAATATCTGAACAAAAATTAGTACCAACAAAAGAAGAACTGTATGAAGGTATGCAAACCTATATAAAAAATAATGATATAGAAGGTTTATTAGCTATCACAAGAAAAATTATGGCTATGCAAGGAGACAGCAAAAGACTTAGCAAGGTTGTTAAAGGTATGAGTTTTGGAGATGTTGTAGGTAAAGGTTTAAGAGTTAGTAATGAAATATTTATAAATAGCTTATTATCTGCACCAGAAACACAAGCTATAAATATAATTGGTTCTTTATTTAATGTTGCTCTTGGTCCAGTAGATCTTTTTGCAGGTAGTCCAGTAGATGATTTTTCAATGAAAATAAGAGCAGGTAGAGAACTTGCAACTATGTTTACAACATTGAAAGATAATCTAACAGCAGCAGGTAAATCATTATGGCTTGATAAAAATATTCTTGATGAGAGAAGAATGTTTGGACAAGATGCTTATGAAAGGTATGCAATAAAAATGATGGGCGATAATTTTATGGCAAAATCGGTAAATTTCTTTGGTCATGGATTTAGATTACCTTCTCGTTTTATGATGGCAGGTGATGAATTTATTAAACAAACTGCATTTCGTTCACATTTAATGGGTGAACTTACGCAACAAGCAGCAGAAAAAGGACTTAAAGGTAAAAGTTTTAGTATTTATGTCAATAGTAATTTTGATGAAATAATAGATATTGTTAACACAAAAAGTTTTACTAAAGGACAAGATACTGCTTTTCCTGATTTTGTACCAAATGAAAATATTTTAGATTCATATACAAGAGCTTTAGATTATTCAGCAGATAGGACATTTACAACTGAATTAGGTAAAGGATTTGGTTTTTCTGGTAGAGGTTCAAAATATACAAAACAACTTGCATCTGTCTTAAAAGCTTCTTATTTAAAACCAATAGTTCCTTTTGTTACAACACCTGTAAATATAGGCAAACAAGTAATGAGAAGAACAGGCTTACCAGATTTTGATACCATGTTTAGAGGTATGCCACCAGAATATAATGCAACATTAGGAAGGATTTTAAAAGAACATAATGATAATTTGTTAAGTGATGACTTAGCTACTGCATATAGAGCTAATGGTGAAGCTACTACTGGTGCTGCGATATGGGGTTATTTTATATCTTTAGCAGCAGCAAAAGATGATCCAGAAGCAGAATTAGCTCTTATTGGTGGTGGTCATCATAATAGATGGTTAAGGGAAGGAGAAAAAAGGACTGATGAATTACCTTACAGTTTTAGACTTTTGCAAAAAGATAAAGATGGTAATGTAATTAGAGGAGATAATGGGTTACCAAATTACGAATATATAGACTTTTTATCTCGAATGGAACCAATAGGTTCTTTACTTATGATTGCAGGTGATATGGCATATATAAGAGATTTTGAAGCAGATGAAGATTATGAAAATTCTGCTCATGCTCTTACAGCTTTACTATCAAGAAATTTAAATAATAAATATATGATTCAAAATATTGCACAAATGTTTGATCTTACAAGTGATGTAGGTGCTTTGCAAAGATTTTATCAAATACCAGCTAACTATGTATCAGCTATTCGTAATTATCCTCTTTCTTTACAAAGAAGTATTACAAGAGCAAGAGGGGAAAATTGGTATGACGAGATAACTAAAAAAACTTATACAGGTAGGTTTCCTAAGAAAAAATCAAAGTTTAGAAAAGGAGATTTAAACCCTCAAGAAGAAAGAATAAATGATATAGGTCAATATGAAGGTAATGATTTTGGTAGTTTAAAATTATCTAATAATCCTTTTCAAGATTTAGATACTTTTGGTTTAATGTTGATGAGAAGTAAGCAAGATACGACAGCAGGTTTTAGTGCAGATATTGAACCAATAAGAAGCATGACAACAGGCAGAATTGCAGAATATCCAGAAGGTGCTTTGTTTGGTAATTACTTTAATCCTTTTAAATTTAAGAAAGAAAAAGATAATCCTGTTGACGAATATATAAGAAGAATAGATTTAAGACTTACACCTCCACTTGATACTATTAGTTTTAATAAATATGGTAATGAGGTAAATTTAACAACACCACAATATAATAAATTAATAGGTTATTTAGCTCATATGAAAATAAGTTATAACGCAAAAGATCAACCTTTCTTTGATCCTAAAAATGGCAAGCGTTTTCCAGAAGCAATTATAGAACTTTCAAGAAATAAAAAAAATATAGCAGCTTTAAAACAATTAGAATCAGATTCTACTGGTAGTATTGATGCACAAGCATTGTTGACAAGAAAAAAAATTATAAAAACAGAGCTTCAAAAGCCAGTAAAAAAACTTTGGAAAGATTACAAAAGAATTGCAGTAGAATACTATAAAGAGTATGTTATGGATAAGAAAACAAAAACAATGGCTGAAAATGAAAATACAAGAGCAAAAAAAGATATAATACCAATATTTCAAAACCCCTCTGGTAAATATTAATTATGGCTACCAACACAACTGCTACCTCGCAAACGCATAACGGAAATGGCAGTACAGCTAGTTTTGCAATATCTTTTTCTTTCTTAGAGAATACTGAAGTTGATGTAACAGTTGGTGGTGTTCTTAAAACAATAACTACTCACTATACAATTAGTGGTTCGACTGTTACTTTTACTTCTGGTAACATACCTCCTTCTGGTACTGCCAATATAAAATTTCAAAGAAATACAAATATAAGTGTAAAGAAAGTAGATTTTGCTGATGGTAGTGTTTTAACAGAAACAGACCTTGATAATAATAGTGACCAGATATTATTTGCTCAACAAGAAATTACAACTAAATTAGGTGGTATTGAAGAAGGAGCTACCGCAGATCAGACAGACGCAGAGATTAGAGCAGCAGTAGAAGCTGCAACTGATAGTAATGTCTTTACTGACGCAGATCATTCTAAGTTAAATGGAATAGAAGCTAGTGCAACAGCAGACCAAACAGATGCAGAAATAAGAACTGCTGTAGAAAATGCTAGTGATAGCAACGTGTTTACTGATGCTGACCACAGTAAATTAAATGGTATAGAAGCAGGTGCTACCGCAGATCAAACA